AAACTAAATGCAAACGATAACGCATTTATGGGAGATTACGCTCTAGCAGCATAGTCTTTCGGGGTTCGATGGGTTCCTAGCAACAGAATACCCATCACTTTATTAATAAAGGGTATTGACAAAAAGATAATAACCTGATATACTATGTATACAATGTCACTAACGGATGATGTCATTTGACATCCAAACAAATTAATTAAGGAGACTAAATAAATGAAGGCACTAATCATTGGAGCTGCACTTGCAGTTAGTATTTCTACGGTTGCAATGGCAGAAGAAAAGGCAGAAAATAAGACACTTGTTCCTAATTTGTCAGCAGTAGATTTTACTTTTAGTACTGACACTGAATATAATGTGACGAATGAAACGGTGTTCACAGATTTTGGTGTTACTGCTGAAATGAAAGGTATTGATTTATCACTCACTCCACAATTCAGTTGGGATGATCAAAATATTTCTAATGTTGAATTTGCAGCAGGATATACATTTAATGTAAATGATTCTTTTGGTATTAGGCCTTATGGAGAATTTAATCTTGATAAGGATTTTAATGCTGGAGATAAAATTGTTGGTGTGAAAACAACATACAATTTCTGAAACTAAAAGGTTATAGGGGGTTCCTTTTAAAAACCCCCATTTATAAATGGAGTATATATGGCATTAAGCACATTAAAAGCTTTTTCAATGGAAATTGAAAAACTTGCAATAGACAAGAACATCACACATATGGATGCAGTTCTTGATTATTGTCACCGACAAAATATTGAGCCTGATACTGTGGGGCGTTTGATTTCCAAGAGTCTCAAAGAGAAGATTGAAGCAAACGCAAGAGAGCTCAATTTCTTACCACGTCAGGCACAACTACCTATTTAAACTAAGAAGTATTTACAATGGAACCGATTGACGTTTATCTAATGTACTGTGCTATGAAGGCACACTTTGGTAGGGGGAATTATGACTTTGTAACATACAAGGGTAAGACTCGTATCAAACGTGATACATTTTATAAACGTAAGGACAGGTCGTTCTTTGTAAAGCTATCACGCAAGTACAAGACAGAACAAGAAATCCAGAACTACTTTGTAGCAAATTTCATCAAGGACAAGAAGGGGTATATTGCCAACTTCAATGATGAGAACTACGAGTCATGGAAACTGAAACGTCAGGGTTTCTTTGATCTGTTTGAGGTAGAGATGAAACCTCTTGTAGAAGCGTTTGAGGATTTGTTCGTAGTAAACAATGGACAACACCCTAAATTAATGAAAGAGTTTCTAGGTGGTCGAGTCTCTCTAGAGACAGTGATCATATTAGATGAACTGGTCAACTTTGGACCTGATTGGGATAGAGCATTAGAGGATGATATTATATGGAATGATTTAAATAATCTCATAGATAATTACGAAAGGTTCTTGACAATTGATCAAGAACAGTATAAGATAAGACTATTAAAACTCATAGAGGAGTCCATTTGATGGAACGAGTAGAAGGGTTCTTTGAGGCACGGTGTCGGGAACTAGAAAACCAAATCAAAGCATTGCAGTTTGAGAATGCTGAGATGTCAGTGAAAACTGGCGAACTGTCGGAGCGAGTTATTACTCTTGCTAATCGTCAACCCACTTGGCCAAAGGGTTATAAACCTCAACGCCGGGTAACCACTAACAAATAAATGATGTGCCGCTATAGCTCAGTTGGTAGAGCAGGAGTTTTGTAAACTTCAGGTCCGGGGTTCAAATCCTCGTGGCGGCACCATTTATTGGAGATATTATGAAAGTAAGATTGATTTCACATTCTACACCAGATAATATTATTGGTGTGGATGATGCACAGGAGCTTATTGCATATTGTGCTAGAGTATCTAATCCTGGCAATCAGAACAACAAAGATACTAGTGAGAAACTGATCAAGTATCTCATTAAGCATAAGCACTGGTCACCCCTAGAGATGGTTAGTGCATGTCTGGAGATTGAGACAACTCGTGATATCGCAAGGCAAATCCTGCGGCATCGTTCATTCTCGTTTCAAGAATTTTCACAACGATACGCCGATCCTACTCAGGACTTAGCTTTTGAGACTAGGGATGCACGTTTGCAAGACCCTAAGAACAGGCAAAACAGTATTAAGTTGAGTGAGGAAGATCGTCGTCTCAATGAAGACTTTCGTATGAGACAGATGCTGGTTTGTAGACAAGCACGGGAGACATATGAGTGGGCAATTGAGAACGGTATCGCCAAGGAGCAAGCACGGGCAGTGCTACCAGAGGGTATGACTGTATCTCGACTGTACATGAACGGCACACTGCGCTCATGGGTGCATTATATCGATCTGAGGAGTGCAAATGGTACACAGCTAGAACATCAAGAGATTGCGATTGCGTGTGCCTATGAGATTGCAAAGATTTTTCCTATCATGACGGATATCAGCGTTGTCTAAAGCAGTCGTAATCGGCAATGGTGAGTCACGCAAGTGGTTCAGTGATAAACAGTATGAGGTGAATGCTGTCACATGGGGTTGTAATGCAATCTATCGTGATGTGGTGGTAGACAACCTTGTAGCAGTTGATTATGGTATGCAGCAAGAAATCTATGAAACATCTTTCTACAAGGATAATCAGTGTTGGTTTGCAAACTGGTCACGTCTTCCTGCTGAAGTTGCTGATGTTTTGTTTATGGGATATGATATTCCAAAGGAGTTTATACATAGGAGCAAGATTAAGAAAGAACATTGTGTAGTGTCGGGGAAAGACCCTTCTTCATTACAGGATAAGATTTCTGCTGCAATTGATCAGAATCCAAGCTTGGATATGAAAGACCTTCGCATGAAAATGGAGAAGGATGTGGGTGTCTGGATTACTTATGTGGATGAGGAAGATTCTATAAATACGATTGACTTTCCTGTTGGATGGTCAGCGGGTAACACCGCTATGCACCTTGCCTGTCAGCAGGGAGCAACAGAAATTTATATATTGGGGTTTGACCTATCATCATATGATGAGCCGTTGAACAACGTGTATAAAGGGACAGATAATTATCTGTCAAGTGATGCAAGAGGTTTCAATTCAGTGAATTGGCAGAACCAAATGCAAACTGTTTTTAGAGAGTTCAAGGATGTACAGTTTTCTTGGGTAGATGCCACAAAGGAATTTGTTCAAGAAAATAATCTAAGTTACTTGACTAAAGCAGAGTTTTGTGATACATTAGTTAAACTATAAACATACGAAAACATATATTACATAAGGAGAATACATATGTCGTTAAGTACACTCAAGAAGTCTAATTCTTTGGACAAGCTGCTTGGTGCAGTTCAAGCAGACGGTGGTGGTGGAGAAAAAAAGTCCTATGTGGATGATCGTCTCTGGAAGCCAGTAATGGATAAGAGCGGTAATGGTTATGCCGTTATTCGTTTCCTTCCTGCCGTTGAGGGTGAGGATATGCCTTGGGCAAAGGTATGGAACCACGCTTTTCAAGGTCCAACAGGTCAATGGTATATTGAGAACTCTCTCACTACCGTTGGTCAGAATGATCCTGTGTCTGAAATGAACTCTGCATACTGGAACTCTGGTGTTGAGTCAGATAAGGAGATTGCTCGTAAGCAAAAGCGTAAGTTGCAATATTTTGCAAATATCTATGTTGTTGAAGACCCTGCGAATCCTCAGAACGAGGGTAAGGTGATGCTCTATCGCTTTGGTAAGAAAATCTTTGACAAGTGCATGGAATCAATGCAACCTGCGTTTAAGGATGAGACTGCGGTCAATCCTTTTGACTTCTGGGAAGGTGCGAACTTCAAGTTGAAGCTTCGTAAGGTAGAAGGTTATTGGAACTACGATAAGTCAGAGTTCGAATCACCATCTGCTCTTTTTGATAATGATGATGAGTTGGAAGAGGTGTGGAAGAAGGAGTATCCTCTATCAGAGTTTACTGCTCCAACTAACTTCAAGTCCTATGATGAACTCAAGAAGCGTTTGGATATGGTTCTTGCAGGGACTACCACAGTGGGGAGCGCTGCTGCGGTTATGGAAGACGAACCTTGGGTTGCACCAAAGGTGGATACAAAACCTACTCCAGCGCCTAATATTGATAATGATGATGAAGGGGATAGTCTGTCCTACTTTGAAAAGTTGGCAAACGAGTAAGAGAAAGGGGGAACCAAATTTGGTTCCCCTTTTTTTAAAATCCCACTGGCAATGCATTGCCAGGCACTGCTCGGGGATTTATTGTCCCAACTGGAGTGACAAATGAATCTCCATCTCGACGTATATTTTGGCGAGCATCTATGTTCCCGCCACTAGGCATTGATGCAATTGCAACTGACAGATCATCGATGCTATTCTTTAAAGATTCAAATATACCAGTTGTTGCTTCTGATACATCCACAGAGGCCGTTGAACTGATTTCGGGTGTATTCAACTTTAATGCTGCTTGAATAGTTTTTATATTTCTTGCGGCATCATTCCACTTAATTTCTGCCGATGCTAAACCTTTATATTTAATATCGCTACTGAAAAATCCACCTCTAATTTTACCACCCATTATGGCTGCTTCAATTGCGGGGACAGAATCCAGTAAGTCTGCTGAAAAATCTTTAATGTTAATGTTTGAACCATCAAACTTTAAACCACCAATCTTGTCCAGATTATCAGCAATCTTTCCAATAGCATTTGCGCCTTTCTCTATATTATCTGCCTCTTTTGATATGTTCTTAATTTCTTGTATTGGACTTTTTGAACCAGTCAAGAAACTCAAAACGCCTGCAGCTGCACTAGCAAGAGTACCTATAAATTCACCAGCGGAAAACTTAACAAGACCCGCTGCAATAGTACCCATTATAGAACTAAATTCATTTGCCTTTTCTTGATTTACATTTGGGTCATTTATCATTGCCATTAATGTGTTAACATCTTTAACAATGTTATCAGCAAAATTACCTGTGAATTTGCTGATAACATCACCCATGACATTAGCGCCTTTACCTACTGCAAACGCAACCAAACCAGCAGCTACAGCTGTCATGAATCCGGTGAACTTCGCAACATTACCAAACGACAAAGCAGTTATTTCCATCAATTTTTTAACATTATATACAACTTCATCTGCAAATTTAGCGCCTGCACCACTGAACTGGCCCAATGCAGTTGCGATTGAATTTGCAGAACTTCCTATTGCAAAGGCAATCAAACCAAGCGCAATCCCGCCCATTATTGTGACAAAACTTGCGCCCTGTACAAAAGCACTCGCATCAGCTGGAATTAATTCGTTTATTTTCATCAATGTAGCTACGTTATCGTAAACTTTTGTCGCCCAATCCTCTGCTGTGATAAACTGACCAAGACCAACAAGTGCTGCCCCAGCACCAAATACTGCTAGTCCAGCACCAATACCTGTCATTTGCACAAAAAATGACTTGTCATTATCTTTTTTCAGTTTATCTGGATCATTTAATAATTTAGTAATACCCAACAACGTAGATACACGTTCAACAACCTTCTTTGCCCAATCATCCTTTGTGATAAACTGAGCAAGACCGACTGCTGCTTTCCCGACACCAAATACTGCTAGTCCAGCACCAATACCTGTCATTGATAAGAAGAAGGTTCCACTTTTACCCATCAAGAGCAATGAACCGCCAAGTTTCTCACTAATACTTAATAGAATTACAACATTATCAACAATATCCTGGGCCCAGTTAGCATTAGTGAAATTCAGCAAAGCATCTCCAAGACCAGCAACAGTGCTACCTATACCAAATATTGCTAGTCCAACACCAAGCCCTGTCATTGTTAGAAAGAACTGTCCACCTTTAACAAAAGCATCACCAATTCCAGTAGTTAAGTCTGCAATCTTGAAGAGTTCTCTTACGTTTGCAACAACTGCTTTACCATCAAATTCTGCAAGTTGTTTAAGAAGATAACCACCACCAGCAAATAATGCACCTAGTCCACCCATTGCAACACCAGCACCTATACCCAGACCGCCTAATGATGCGCCTATACCA